GGCGGATGTATCATTATCGATGACGCACACAAGCCAGAAGAAGTATCCTCAGATACCATTAGAGAAAAGGTGAATGAGTGGTTTTATAACACTTTGCAATCACGTACCAACGATAACACAACTCCAATCATAGCCATTGGTCAAATGCTCCACGAAGATGACCTACTGGCTAACCTGCGAAAGGTAGTCGATGATAATGGAAAACCTATCTGGGAAGTAATATGTCTTCCTGCATTAGACGGCGCTTATAACGCGCTCTATCCGGAAATGCATACCAAAGAAGCATTGATAGAAATGAAACGCATATCCCCCTATGTGTTTGCTTCCCAATATCAGCAAAATCCATTACCAGCCGGGGGTGGTATTTTCCAAAAGGATTGGTTTGTTGAGCTGGATACTGAACCTAAAATATTAAGTACATTTATTACAGTAGATACCGCTGAAACAGATAAAACATATAATGATGCTACCGTATTCTCCTTTTGGGGCATATATAAAATAGACTTTCGTGGAATAGACTCTGGCCTTTATGGCTTACATTGGTTAGACTGTAAAGAGATACGAGTCGAACCAAAGGATTTGGAGAACGAGTTCTATGATTTCTATACAACGTGTATGCGATATAAAGTTAGACCCTCTACAGCAGCAATCGAAAAAAAGTCTACTGGCGTTACTTTATGCTCTTCCCTCTCAAAAGTCCCCGGATTACGAATACTTGATGTGGAACGTACGAAAGCAGGTGGCAGTAAGACGGCTCGTTTCCTTGAGTGCCAACCCTACGTTGCCGCTAAGCGTATTACTCTCCCCAAAGGAGCACGTCATGCTGAGATGTGTAGCTTACATTGCTCGAAGATCACGGCTAATGACACGCATCGCCATGATGACATTGCGGATACCATGCAAACAGCTATACAATGTGCTTTAATTGAAGGTACCCTACTACCTGTAGAAAACAGGCAAGATGAAGTAATGGATGCGCTTGTTACTCAGATGAACCAGATATCTTACTTAAGGCAGAGAATATGACGGACATAGCTAAAAAACATAAAGACCAGCTTGAACGCATTAAAAACAATATCGAGAATGCATACGATAGCTTTAAAGAAAACTATGACCGATATAATGAATTCCGAAATTTTGTTTTCGTCACCACAATGTCAGATAATGAAAAAACACTACTTTCCCAGCTAAAAAAACCACAAGTAGAATTTAACATTCTTGAAGCTTATATCAGCAGGCTTCGGGGCGAATTCAGTAAGCAAGAACCCTCGATTACTGTCTCTGCCAAGGCCGGAAAGGAAGTTGACGGGCAGTTGATTGAAGTAATCGAGGGACATATTAGGTATATTCTTCATGAAGCTAACAAGGCTGGGCTGGAATACCATTGCTATACAGATACATTATCTGGCGGGTTCTCTGCCATGAAAGTCTACACTGACTATACCGGCGAGATGAGTTTCCATCAGGATATCTACATTAGGCGTGTCTTTGACCCAACGCTAGTAGGCTTTGACCCAATGTCTATGCGCGAAGATAAAGCAGATGCCGAGTATTGTTTCGAAATATTCCCTAAGCGCAAAGAAGACTTAGTTAGAGAATTCCCAGATGTAGATTTGAAGGGCGTTAAGTCTGCAAGCGCATCTCCTTCTATTGGTAAGTTCCAATGGTCATATAACCTCAATGATGATGAAGTATTTTTAGTTGCTGACTATTATGAAAAGAAAAGAACCAAGAAAACTATCATCCTCTTATCAGATGGCCAAGTTATGACATCTAGTGATTATGCTAAGTTCCTTGAGAATTGGGAAATGGAAGGAAGAATTGAGCAAGCGCCTATCCCAGTTGGAAAGCCAAGAACAACAGAAGTAACTAAGATTATCCGTTACAAACTGATGGGCAATGAAATATTAGATAGAGAAGAAACAGACTATAGAAATCTTCCCCTTATTTTTGTTGACGGAAACAGCATTCTGCAGAAGAAGAATGGAACAGGCGTTGTGCGTCAGATGACGCGTCCTTACGTTTATAATGCGAAGGGCGTGCAAAAGATGAAGAACTTTACGTTACAAACTTTATGTAACGATATTGAGAATATGGGACCAGCTAAAATGATTGTGGCCAAAGATGCTATTCCTCCTCAATATTTAGATGCCTATGTAAATCCGCAGTCAGCCATTGTGTATATCTATAATGCATTTAAGAATGACGATATCAACGTTCCACTGCCACCCCCTACGGCGATGCCAAGACCAATGATTCCGCCAGAAATCTCAAATGCGGCCATTATGTCCGACCAGCTCGTAAGCAATATCCTAGGCTCTTTCGATGCATCCATGGCTCAAATGACACAACAGCAAATGAGCGGGAAAGCTGTTCAAGAAGTTTCTACGATGTCCAATGCGGCAGCGATGCCTTACGTGGTCTCATTCATGCGTGGGCTTCAAAGCGCTGCACAGGCCGTCATAGACTTAATTCCTTTGTATTACACAACGCCTCGCACTATTCCTGTGATAGACAATGAGGGCAAGAAATCTTATGTGAAAATTAATCAGGAAGGCGCTATTTCTTTTGATTATGAGCATGATGCTATACAGGTCAATGTTGAAGCAGGTATTTCGTTTAACTTACAACAAGACCGAGCGCTACAACAAATCAATGCGCTCATGCATGCAAGCCCAAAGATTGCCAAGTTCTTCAGTGGCGATGGCATGAAGTATCTATTCAGCAATATGAACTTCAGGGGCGTGGAGCATATAGAAGAGGATGTGGAACAATTTGTAAAACAAGAAGCGCAAATGGAGCAACAAATGATGCAAGCTCAGATGCAGCAGCCTAAAATGGAGCAGATGGCTATGCAAGTAGCGCAGCAACAGGTTCAATCTGAGCATCAAGTAGGTATGGCGAAGGTTCAGGTTCAAGCACAAGACGTAGAAATGAAGGCAGCAATGAAGATGGCAGAGCTAGAGCTACAAAACAAGAGGCTACAAATTGAGTTAGCTAAAGCTGTAGCGCAGATGCATGTTGATGAGCAAACACTTGGCATCGAGCAGCAAAGGGCTGACGACGAGCGTGTTAATACAGTTATTGATGCTGCCATTAAACAATCTGAGCATACCCATGGATTAGCGCATAAGCAGTTTGAGCGCAGCATGGCTGGATTGCAATCCGATCGCAATCATGAGATAGCCTATCAAGGCAAGGAAACTAAAGCCGAAGAAGAGGCCGAAAAAAGAATATCGAAAGAGTGACAAATTGTCACAATTTAGATTTCATTTCCTCTCTAAATTTCTTAGCCCTAATTTCAAAAATGTAATCTAGTTTTGATTTAAGCAAATTAATGCATAGCTCATCAAATTCTTTTTCTTCCGGCGTCTTTTCTTCTGGGTGCCAGCCTCTTCCTAATATGCCTTTTTTAAATTCCATTCGGTTACATCCTAATAAATCAATAACGACTTAAATCTGGCAGATCTTCCATCAGCCCATCCATCATCTTTTCGATGTACACCAACATTTGGTCATCTGTTGTATTTTCGTCCCTATCGCTCCACTCCTTTCCTCTGCCGATACGGTTCAAGCGATATCTTGCCTGATATAAAGCGCTAGCTATTTGTTGCCAATTAAGCATGACAGTTAAATCATCTGTTGTAAAATCTTCATCAACTGTAAATGTAATTTTAATTGACATTAGTTCACCAAGTTTTGTGTGGAATTTTCTTTAGCCACATATTTACTAAATAAATGATTAATGACGTCGCCAGTTATCTTCTCTTTGCCTTGGTCAGTTGCATATGTTTCAATCATGCAACATAGAAAATTAACTGCCACATCTAACATAATCTGACCGGCATGCCATTCGTTCAAGTTTTTATTTCTAGGAAGGTCAAAGAAATCACCAGATTCTTTTCTGAGCTTCTCAAATAATTTAACGGTTGCTTCATGTATAACTTGTTTATCGTTTGTCATAGTTCCCCCTTTTAGGCAGTATAACATCTCAAACAGTAGTGTTCCACGTGAAACCATGACATCACATATAGTTAAAATAGTTAATAAAATATTGCAATGCACAACATATAGTGCTATGTTTATGTGTGAGTGCCTCTACTCTGAAGAGGGCCGAAAGGCATATCGAGCATGGCGAGCATACATGCCAGTGCAACTACTGTGAAGTTGGCTAGAGATAGCATCACCGTGACACCGGGCAAAGGTCAACAAAAGAGGGTTTTATGACTGAAGATTTACTTCAAAATCAGGCTGCGCCAAATGAAAATGCGCAAGCACCAATTGCTCCTGCAGTGCAGGAAGAAATGGTGCCAAAGTCAGAGATGAACAGAGTGGCAAAAATGTTGCGTGAAACTTACTATGAAAAAGGTAAGGAAGACGCAATGAAAAGCTCACAAAATGCAGCTCCGATGCAAGCACAGCAAATGGCCCAAGGCTCAATGTCTGAAGAGCAAGTTCGTCGATTAATCGAAGAACAAACTACTAAGATGCAACAGCAACACCTGATGGCTAAAGACGCAGAACGTATTGTTAGCGAATTTGCTAGCAAGATGGATATGGGTAAAGAGGCCTATGAGGATTTCGAGGATTCCGTTAGAGAACTTGATTTGCGCTCTATCCCAGAGATAGTGCACCTTGCCAATTCTGTAGGAAACACGGCTGACGTCATGTATGACTTAGCTAAAAATCCCTACAAAATTGCTAATTTGAAAGTATTGGCTCAAACATCGCCGCAGCTCGCTAAAAAAGAGATGCAAAGATTGTCACAGTCAATAGATTCAAATAAGGCAGCGGTACAGCAGGTCAATACGCGGGCTCCAGTAAGTCAGATGAAACCTTCAACAGGAATCGCTGATGGTGGAACCGGTATGACCTTGAAGGATTTTAAGCGCGCCCCATGGGCACGTGGATAATCTAGACTAGAGTCATGGCGTAACCCTATCGGCTAATAAACTAGTTGATTGGAGATACATCATGGCCGTGCCAAGTAATATTTTACAACAGGTACAAACGTACCAAATGAGTCAACTTGCCTTTTTAGGTAACTTTGGCTGCTTTATTCATACTTCTAACAAGAAGTTCCAGAATTTCGAAAACATGGTTGGTAACCTAGGCGACACGGTTAACTTCGAGTTGCCACCACGCTTTGTTTCGCAAGAAGGTCTGGTTGTTAATTACCAACCCACGCAACAACGTTTGCAATCCTTAACAGTTAACCAAGCATATAACACTTCGTATGCATACACCGCACAACAAATGATTTTCAACGTTGAAGATTACATGTTGCGTGTTGGTAAAGGCGCTGTGATGGAGCTTGCAACTCAAGTCGAATCCGACGTTGCTAAACTTGCTGAAACCCAACCCTACCGCTTCTTCGGTGATGGCGTAACGCAAATCAACTCTTTTGGTCAATTGGCCAACATGTTGGCACAATACCGTACATACGGTTTTGCTAAAGATGGCATCAAGGTTTACTTATCTGATATCGCTGTTCCACAAATCGTTAACTCCGGTTTGAATCAATTCGTTTTAGATCGTAACGAAGAAATGGCTAATAGTTGGATGGTCGGCGATTGGATGGGTGTAAGCTACTACCAATCAAACTTGTTGCCAGTTCATTTGGCAGGTAGCGTTGGTAATCTCGGTCAAGTTTTGACTGTTGTTTCTACTAATGATCCCACAGGTAATAACATCACTCAAATCACCTTCTCTGGTGCTAGCGCTTCTGACTTGAATGCTATCAAAGCATTTGACAGCCTGGAATTCCAAGATGGTGTTGTTGGTCAACCTAACTTGCGTTACTTAACTTTCGTCGGTCATAAACCAACCGCATTGAAAGTGCAAATCCAGGCCACAGCTGATGCAGCTTCTGATGGGGCTGGTAACGTAACAATCGATATCAACCCACCATTGTGCGCAACATTAGGCAATGCAAACCAAAACATCCAATTCAACATTGTTGCTGGCATGCAAGTAAAAGCATTGCCTGACCATCGTTGCGGAATGGTTGTTGGTGGTGATGCAATGTACTTGGCTATGCCACGTTTGCCAGACCAATCTCCATTCTATACAGGTAACGAAATGGATACCGATACCGGTGTTTCATTGCGCTTAACCTACGGTGCGGTACTTGGTCAAAACCAGCTCTGCTATGTCAACGACGTCATTTGGGGTAAAACAGCTCCAGGTGAATACTTGATGAAGATTGCCTTCCCTCTGTAATAAGAGGTATGCGGTAAGGGTGCTGAAAATAAAGCCCTCGGCACCCCTTCCCATTAGGAGGATATATGGCATTTACGTCTCAGCAATTAATAACCAATTCTTGGTATTTATCAGGGATTGTTTCTCGTGGACTGGAAACAGTTAGTGACGAGCAGATTTCAGATGGTTTATATAGATTAAATGGCTTTCTAGCCATGAAGTCAGCAGATTTAGGATTAATTCCATATTACCAAGTTGTAAGCGGCAACTTCA